GTGGCTTCATCGTCGCTTTCGACCTCTTCGGTATCCTCCGGTGTGAAGCCGTCCGCGATCAGGTTATGGATGATGCGTTCCAGCTTGTCTGCGTCCTCGCAGGTTACGCCGCCTTCTTTGTCGACTGTGATGTCGCCGATCTCGTAAGCGCAGGTCGGCATACGCATGTAGATTGCCTTGTCGCCGGTGAGGTTTTCAATGGCTGCGACCAATGCTTTTCTGTCGTTTCCGGTTACGTTGTAATTTGCTTTCATGAGTGTGTTCCTCCTTTGAAAATGTGGTTGTTGCTGTGCCTTTCGGCATGTATATACATCACTCTGAAAGCCTTATTTATCAAGCAATTTTCGACATTTTCTGAGGTAGAAAAATCGCCGAAGAATCCGGGCAGAAATTGTGTATTATACACCCGCCGTCGGAGAGGTCTCGACTTCCTTTGCCAGAGCGGAATAGAGGAGCTTTTCGCCGTTTCTTATTACATACACATTCTCCTCATCACCGGTATCCTCCACGTAGCGACGAAGGATGACAGAGGCGTACTTCGGATCAAGCTCCATCATGTAGCAGATACGGTTTAACTGCTCACAGGCCATCAGTGTGGAACCGGAGCCGCCGAAGGTATCAATAACTACAGAATTCTCCTGAGAGGAGTTCTGGATGGGATAGCCCAGAAGATCGAGCGGCTTGCTGGTCGGGTGATCCTTATTGCGCTTTGGCTTATCGTAGTTCCAGATGGTGGTCTGCTTGCGGTCGGAATACCACGGGTGCTTGCCGTTTTGCAAAAAGCCGTAGAGCACAGGCTCATGTTGCCATTGATAATCGGAGCGACCGAGCACGAGGCTGTTCTTTACCCAGATACACACACCGGCGAGGTGGAAGCCTGCGTCAATGAATGCCTTTCGGAACGTGAGTCCTTCGGTATCCGCATGGAAGCAGTAAGCGGCTCCGCCTTTTTCGAGGTGGTCAGCCATGTTCTTAAAAGCTGCCAGCAGGAACTTGTAAAATTCCTCGCCCTTGAGAGAGTCGTTCTGGATCGTAAGGCCGTCCGAGGCTTTAAAGGATACGCCGTAGGGCGGATCAGTCAGGACGAGGTTTGCTTTCTTGCCGCCCATGAGCTCTTCCACATCTTCCGGCGAGGTGGCGTCGCCGCACATCACGCGGTGCTTGCCGACTGTCCAGATGTCACCGGGCTCCACAAAGGAAGCCTTCTCCAAAGCAGCAGTCAGGTCAAAGTCATCATCGGCGATATCTTTTTCATTTCCGGTGCCGAGCAGCTTATCCAGCTCACCGGCATCAAAGCCGAGAAGCGAGAGGTCAAAGGACTGATCCTGCAGGTCAGATAATTCGACTGACAGCATTTCCTCGTCCCAGCCTGCATTCAGTGCCAGCTGATTGTCTGCGAGGATATATGCACGCTTCTGAGCTTCCGTCAGGTTTTCTGCAAAAACGCAGGGCACCGTTTCATATCCTTCCTCGCGGGCAGCCGTAACGCGACCGTGACCGACGAGGATGTTATAGTCCGCGTCAATGACCGCCGGGCTCACAAAGCCGAACTCCCTGAGAGAAGCGCGGAGCTGTGCGATCTGCTCTTTACTATGCGTCCGGGCATTCCGGGCATAGGGTACCAGCTTGTCGATAGGTACCTGTTCCAATTTCTGTGTGTTCATTTACATATTCCTCCTGCTTCGAAGCAGCTGTTCCATCACGCTGTCCTGCGGGCTACCCTCAAAGGGCTCGGTGCAGTTCTGCTTCACAATGTCGTAAATCTCATACCAGAGCAGGTTGGCCTGCTTCTGAAAGTTCATGAGTAGCTGCGTGAAAGGGCTCGCAATCGCAGCGCCGGTGGTCGGGTGTTTTCCGAGCATGCCGTATTTGCTGACCGCTTCGGAGCACTGGATATACCGGGCAAAGGCCTCGGAGTAGCTTTCGAGCAGGCGCTTGTTCACCAGCCTCTCGCAGCCGCGTTCTTTGAGCCACAGCCATGTTTCCTTATAGATTTCATCCGCACCGAGGGGCTTGCCGTCCTTCTGTTGGGCGGAGAGGTAATCGTCCGGGCTTGGCATATCCATGCCTTCCAGCTCTACGCCGTCACCGATGTCATCAACATCGAAGTCGGTCAGGTCATCTGTGAAGTCCGGAAGCTCCATGCGCTTTGCAGGTGCGCCTTTCATAATTTTGTCGGCGAGGGCGTCCGGCTTTGAGCCAGCTTTGACACGCCGTCCGCCGCGATAGGTTCCGTCTTTCGCCATGTCTATCACTTCCATTTCTGTGGTGCAGGGTTTAATACCCTGTTTGAATTGCAATTTTTGCGTAAAAGACCCCGCGCCGTTTTCCGGGGAAAAGGGTCGTAGAGATTTTGACCGCCCTACCGGTCGCCGCGCTCGCGGTGTATCTTCTCGTGACACGAACGGCAAAGGCTCATAAGGTTGGACTCATCATTCGATCCTCCCTCAGCAAGCGGAACGATGTGGTGGACTTCCTCGACCGCGACGTAGCGTCCTTCCTTTAAGCACTGCTCGCAAAGCGGGTGCTTGTGGACGTAGCGGTCACGGATTCGTTTCCAAGCTCTGCCGTAGCGTTTGCCGGGAGAGTAGCCGCGCTGGAACTTCTCGTAGTGCTGTTCCATAACCTTGGCGTGCTCCTCGCAATAAACGCCGTCCGTCAGGTGTGGGCATCCGGGATAGCGGCACGGTCGTTGTGGTTTTCTTGGCATAAGCCGTGCCTCCTTTCAGGGCATAAAGAAAGCCCTGCAGGATGATCCCGCAAGGCTCGTGGGCTGCGCGTGCAGTTGTATCTTTATTCTTTTCGCTGATTATATACTACCATATTGGACGGGTGGACATCTTAGGACAAAGCAGGACATTTCGGGCGCATTTTCATATTGTGATCGGATCATCCGGGAGCGTCACATGAAGGAGTGCCTTGCCGTGCCAGCGACGAATGGTGCGGGCGTCTGCACAAAGCTCCATCCCGATCTGCTCCCACGTATAGTTATGGATGTAGCGGTACTTTAAAACCATGCGCTCGTCAGTATCCGGAACGGCCTCAATGACCTCCCGTATCTGTTTCTTTAGGTCAGAGAGCAATTCCAGCTCACTGGCGATTTTCTTTTCCAGTGCCCAGAGCTTTTCAAGTGTCCGGACAAAGGGCGCTTCCGTATTACGCGATGTCTGCACGCGGTCTTTATCATATTGGATAGCCGACACGCTGCCTGCCATTTCGCGCAGGTTTTGTGCTTCCATCGTGTCGGACTTGATTCTCTGATCAAGGCGGTAGGCCTGATGCAGGTATTCTTTTATGGTCATAGGCTTTTTGCCTCCTCTCGTAGTTTTTGTATGAGATACTCGCCGTCAACACTCGTTAAGGCCTTGTACCAGCCGGAGCGAAAGAAGCGTTCACACTCCATTGCATCCGACATGGCAGCCTGATTACTGGGCTTCTTTTTCAGGCGCTTTAGTGCGTCCCGGTAATCCTTCACGGCTTGCAGCACGATGGCGTTGGCGAGATTTTCATAAGGATCAGTCATTACACCACCTCAAGGTCGGCCTTGACCGCATCAATCAGTGCGGACTGCGTCATTTCCTTTTTGGATAGCGCCTTTACGATCCTCTCGTCGATGGTGCCCTTGGTGATGATGTGCTGGATCACCACAGTACGGGATTCTTGGCCTTGTCTCCAGAGACGTGCGTTTGTCTGCTGGTAGAGCTCCAGCGACCATGTGAGACCGAACCACACGAGGGTGGAGCCTCCGGCCTGAAGGTTTAAGCCGTGACCGGCAGAGGCCGGATGGATGACTGCTACAGGAATCTTTCCCGCATTCCAGTCAGCAATATCACGGCTGGTCTTGATCTCCCGGACATTGAAGCGGTTCTTGATCCGGCTAAGGTCGTGCCGGAACCAGTAGGCCACCAGAAGCGGTTTTTCATTGGCGGCCTCGATAATATCCTCCAAGGCATCCAGCTTTCTGTCGTGAAATTCGATGACATCGCCGGTATCGGCATATATGGCACCGTTTGCCAGCTGGGAAAGTTTGCCGGTAAGCGATGCGGCATTGGCGGCAGTCACTTCACCGTCAGGAAGCTGCAGTATGAGCTCCTGCTTCAAATCCTCATAGCGGCTGCGCTCAGAATCGGATAATTGGACTTCATATTCCGTCGATACCAGCTCCGGCATCTTCAGATGGTCGGTGGATTTCATGGAAATCGTGATATCTGAAATTCTCCGGTAAATGGCGTCCTCCGCATAGGGCAGCGGCTTGTAGGAGTAGATGATCTCGCCGTTTCGCTTGTCCGGCATGAAGTAATTTGTCCGGTACTGCGTGATAAAGCGTCCGAGGCGCTCGCCCATATCCAGCACTTTAAACTCTGCCCACAGATCCATAAGACCGTTGGAAGAAGGCGTGCCGGTAAGCCCGATAATGCGATGGAGCTTCGGCCTTACCTTCATCAGAGACTTGAAGCGCTTGGATTTATGATTTTTAAAGGACGACAGCTCATCGATGATCACCATATCGAAGTCGAAGGGAAAGCCGGACTCGTCAATGAGCCACTGCAGGTTCTCTCGGTTGATGATCGTGATATCCGCTTGCTGCATGAGGGCGGTTTTTCGCTCCTTTGGTGTCCCGACTGCGACCGCATAGGTTAGACCTCTTAGGTGCTCCCATTTTTTAATTTCCGCTGGCCACGTATCGCGGGCGACTCTTAAGGGAGCTACCACCAGCACGCGGTGGACTTCAAAGCTGTCAAACAAGAGGTCATTTACTGCCGTCAGGCTGATGATTGTCTTGCCAAGTCCCATGTCCAGAAGGACTGCGGCCACAGGGTGCTTTTCGATATAGCGGATGGCGTAGTCCTGATAATCATGTGGATTGAAGTTCATCGATCATCCCTCCAATCTGCTCCGGATTGTCAATGACATAGACCGGAAAGCCCATCTCCCGCAGCAGCCTGTGGCGTGAGAGCTGGAGCGGGCGTGGCTTTTTGCCGGGAGCCTTCAGCTCTGCAAAACCGATATGGCCGTCAGGGAGTAAGATCAGGCGGTCGGGCATTCCTGCGAAAGAGGGACACACCAGCTTAAGCGCAATCCCGCCATGCCTTTTCACCGCCATAGTTAACTTGTTTTCTATCTGTTTTTCTATCATTGCAAACCTCCGTCAGGCGTTAATTTCAGGGGATGTGCAAGGTGTATCAATGGTATTTACCAAACTTTTTCTTAGAGCTATTTTTTAAGGGCTAAGAGAGTTTTTATATAAGACCTTGATACACCTTGTCATAGTCCCGGATTACTGCAGAAAATCTTCCTCTGCACCGCTGTCCTCATGAATCTTTAAACCCTTGAAATAGCGCTTCCGATTCAGTGTCAGCCGCTCAAATCCGGCCTTCTCCAGCGCAAAGTAAAAATCTGCCGTGCTTCGCACATACTCATTGCAGTCCAGCGAGTAGTTGCGGTACGCCTGATAGAGAGCCGAGGAGCTTTCCTTAAAGGACTCATCCACCTCGCACTTCTCATCCAGAAAATGTCCGAACCAGTCGTTCTGGCTGCGATATTCCTCGATTGCCTTCGTCACGCAGTCCGGTACCGGGATCTGGTAGTCCAGCTCGATAACCTTCTTGGCACCTTCGATGATCCACGCGAGAATGCTTTCACCGGCATTTTCATACAGGTACTCACCGTAATTCTTGATGTCGGCCTTGCCCTCGATCTTGGCATTGAACGGGATCACGATAAGCCTGCGCCAGATACCGTCATCGGAGGCGGAGACGCGAGGCAGGTGATTCGTATACAGCACCAGCGTATGGCAGGGCTTGAAGGAAAACGGGTCTTTATACTTTTTCTCCGCGAACACGTCATCCGTGGAGCAGAGCTGTTTGACGGTGGAGTCGTTGAGCCTTGCGCCTTCCTGCATTTCCGCAGCGATCAGAAGGCGTTTGCCTTTGACCTCCGCCATTTCCGGCTTGATGTTTCTGCGGCAGCCGACGGTCAGGGTGTCTGCGGAGATATTTCCGCTGTAAAGTCCCAGCACGCGGGAGACTGCATTCCAGAAGGTGGACTTGCCGTTGCGGCCATCGCCGTATGCGATAATGAGCGCCTCCACATAGACCTTGCCGATGACGGCCAGACCGCAAATCATCTGTACATAGTCGATAAGCTGCTGATCCTTCTGAAAAATCAGATCCAGATTATCCTGCCAGAGCTGCGCTCCTTTGCTGCCGGGTGACACGGACGTGATTTTTGTAATAAAGTCATCAGCAGAGTGCTCGCGGGCTCCGGCCATACCTTTGCGAAGGTCGTAGGTCGCCTCCGGTGTGCAGAGCAGGAAGCAGTCTGCGTCCAAGTCTCTCGGCGAGATTTCCAGCATCGGGTGCGTCTCTTTGAGGGTAGATGTAATGTTCTTGGAGTCGCGTCTGCGAACGGCAAAGCTCTGGTAGGCCTTGGCGGCAAGGAACTCCTGATAGGCCTCCATCTGCTCGTCGCTCATCAGCTGTTCAGCTTTGGCCTTGGATGTGTTATCAAGGATTTCCTGCGCGCCGCAATTTTTGAGCTTCTGCAGAGCCTCCATCATATTTCGATTGGCTTCTGCGAGCTGCCTGCG